ATGAAGATAGCGGTTTTTTGCTCAGCCAACAATGACATAGTACCTCAATACTCAGCCGAAGTTGAAGAACTAGGTAAATGGATTGGAACCTCCGGCAACACCCTTGTGTACGGCGGCAGCAACACGGGACTGATGGAATGCCTCGCAAAGGCGGTGCACGACAGCGGTGCAATGGTCATCGGCGTCGTACCACAGATATTGGAGAAGGGCGGTCGTGCGTCCAACTACATCGACGTGGATGTGCCGTGCGACAACCTCTCCGACCGCAAGGACTTAATGCTGGCACAAGCCGATGTTGCCGTTGCGCTCCCAGGTGGTATCGGGACGCTCGACGAGATATTCACCGTTGCAGCAAGCCGCACCATCGGGTATCATCAGAAGAAGGTCATCCTGTACAATATCCGTGGCTTTTGGGACCGCCTTATTGATGCTCTGGACGACCTTCAGGCTAAGGGAATGATACGCGGCAAATGGTCTGACGGTATCCGTGTTGCCACCAGTCTCGACGAAATCAAGCAATATATTGGTTAAAATATATAGCCACTACTGTCATTGCTTTATTATTAATAGTGCCTACTAGAACAGACTTGAGGTACAGGGACCGGCTCTCCCGCTAAAGAAAAATCATCTTTTCCTTTGCAGTTCAAAATAAATATAGTACCTTTGCAGCCGATTCCAATGTAAGCCATTGGCATCATTGACCCGCTAGCTCAGTTGGTAGAGCACAACACTTTTAATGTTGGGGTCATGGGTTCGAACCCCATGCGGGTCACGAAAAAGTTTACAAGCTGTCTGTTTGGGGCAGCTTTTTTTAGCTTTTAACTCGTTGATAATCAGAGGAAAGTTACTGAAAATCAAGTTGTTATCCTAGAGTTTAATGGACTATATGTTGAATTATTCCATTCGGAATTATTCGGACTTATTTGGAACTATTCGGAATGTCATGTTACCGATTTATGTTACCAAGTAACACGCTGTGTTACCAGTAACAAGTAACAAAAGCCCGATTTTGACGGATGGAGTACTAAAGTTTGTTAAACTATGAACGCTGAAAATGTAAGCGTCATCTACGATCGCAAGCACACTGCCGACACAAAGGGTGTTGCTAAAGTAGAAATTCGCGTTTATCTCGGCAACGGGGTGCGCAAGTATGTAACAGTTGGCGAGGCTACTCCACGTACTTGGGAGAAGCTTGCCACTAGTGTTAGTGTTCTTAACCAAGTCAAGAAGTTTCAGAAGATTCTCTCTGCAATGGATGTCATGGGTGAGAAGATGACGAAGGAAAACTTTGAGCGACATATCGAGGAGATGGAAGCTCAACTCACACCGGAGATACATGCAGAGAATGAGTACGAGGGTACGGATCAAAATCAGAGTTTTATTGACTATATGCAGAGACAAGTAAACGCTGAACAAATTTCTGAGGGTACTCGGAAACATAAACAAGTGGTCATTGACTCCTTGAAGCGGTTCGGTCAAATCAAGACTTTTGCTGATTTGACAGCTAAGAACATCTTCGAGTATGACCAGTGGCTTCACCATGAGATAGGTGATGGACGTGGTTATGTTACTATTAAAGGTTATCATAAAAAGTTACACAAGTATGTCCGTCAGTTGTGGTGCTGCAACATGATTCCTGCAGATCCGTATAATCAAGTAACGATTAAGCCTGGTAAGAGTAAAGAGCGTGATCCTCTGCTTGAAGAGCAGATGGTTGCTATTCGCAAAGCGGTTATGCCAGACATTATGATGGAACACGCTCGCGACTTGTTCGTGTTCTCCTGCTACACCGGAATGGCTTACTGCGATGTTATGGCTTTCAACTTCAAGACTATGACGGTGAAATGTGGTGACTTGTACTACATTGACGGAACACGTATCAAGACGAATTGCAGCTTCTTCACTCCTGTCCTGCCTCCGGCAATGGAGATTCTGAAGAAGTACGATTACAAGTTGCCGCACATGGCAAACCAAAATGCGAATAAGTGTCTTAAGCTGATTCGCATACAGCTAGGAATTCGTCAGAACATGACTTTCCATGTCGCTCGGCACTCTTTCGCTACGCTTGTACTCTCGTACAACATTCCGATTGATAACGTTGCGAAGATGCTTGGACACAAGAATATTCGCACAACTCAGATATATGCGAAGGTGCTCCGCAAGACTCTGACGGACAATTCCGACATGCTGGCGAAGGAAATAATGTAATGATTTGCCCCACTATATATAATGTGGTGGGGCAAATTCATTCATCTATCCTGTAGAATACTCCTTTGAGAAGCTCGGACATTCCGTTTTCGTTGAATGTTGCTGTAATCTTCTGGCATACATATTTTCCACCACGGATATAAAAGAGGGCTCGCGGATCGGGAATGGCCTTCGAGAGGAAGGAGAAGTTGTATTTCTTCTTCCCGTCAATAGAGAACGTGGCACTTCCCTGCCTTACGAATGAGGAACCTCTGTCAGTAAGGCGCATGGTGTGACCCGTTATCTTTTTCTCGAAGTCATTCCGGATAATAATACGGTCAACAATAGGACACGGCAACTGGCCTGAGTAGTTGTAGCGGTTAGTGCCATCCCAAAAGGCGACATATAGCTTGTCGAAATATTCATCCTGCTTGTCCTCTTCGCCTTTCCCGATGGCCGCTCCTGCGCGACTCTGCGCCAACGCACCGCTGTTATAGTCGGTGTCGTCGTCATTGCCAGTGTTATATTTGAACGTTGCCGCGTTGCCCGAAACGCTTCCCGTGGTGTTCCCGTTTTCATCGGTACTGGAGTTGCAGAAGATTCCATCCGTTTCCCCACATTCAAGAAAGAGACACTGGCCAAGCTTATCCTCTGTATCGTCGAGCCATGCCGGAACGATATTGACTTCAATGTCGTCTGCGTCCTTGTCAGTCTCCCGTTTCCCGAACTGGTTTACTGGTTCCAGTCGATTCCAATACTTGTAGAAATTGCATACCTCTCCTTTGCCGTTTTTAAATGAGCGTGCAAGTTCGCTCTTATAGCAGTACATAATAAAATAAGTGTCTACATCTTTTGCGTAGAAGAGTTTGTTTCCGATACTTCCACGTTCATAGCCACGGCAATAGTGCGCTGTCATCCGTCTGCCGTCTACTTTTTCGTACACTCCGGATATTTCAAGTCCCTTTGCTACATGAAGGAGGTCGTCGAGGGTATCGTACACGAGAGCCTCCTTCTTGTGTTCACGAATATACCACTGACAACTGCGGTACGCCCACAGACGATTGTCGTTGTCAGCAAAGCAGAGGTTCTTCAGCCCTATATAGCTGCTTTCATCTTCCTGGCTCACCTCTGCCGTATAGCTGTCAACGACACGAGTAAGCTCCACGTTTCCGGCTGTCCGCAGTCCTTCACTAGAGAACTCGAAGCGGATGGATTTTGTCTTGTGGTTAATCGTGAACTCGCCATCGAGGAAATATTCGAGCTGCTCAAAGAACTCCGTGAGGGACCAGTGCGGAAGGGCATAAGCGAAGTCGAGCGCGTCCCACGCCGAAGGAAGAGTATTGCAGATGACTAGATATTTGTAATCGGAGTTTTCCAAGGAATGAAAATCGCCGGAATACCCGATTACACTGCATATCTTCTTTAGGATATACAGAAGGTACGGTTGGAATGACAACTCGATTGATTTGTCGGTCCAGTAGTAGGTGCCTTTCTGCATATCAAAAGTCATGGTATTCTGCAAGTTGCCCGACGTATTGTTCACCCACGGCAACGCTACCCAATTAGATGACGGATAGGCTTGAAGCACAGCTGCCGGACTGATGTCATTCGGACTACGTTTCGCCGGATAGCCAAGAACAAGCTCATTAAGATAGATGTCATCAAAGGTTGTGGAGAAGTTTTGTTCGGATCTTCCTTCAAGGAACTGGGTCTTTACCTCGGTTTCACTTATCTCGGTAACAGTTATAGAACCCGACTTGAAGAAGTTCCGGTCCCGGATATCGCAATCGAAGATTACCTTTTTCTTCTCCACGTCCTGCCGATGAATGTGTCCGAAAATCTCTATGTTTTTCGGACATCCTCGCAAAGGGAAAGTGATGGTCAGCGTATAGCTGTCTGAGCCAGTGAATTGTCGGTTTTCGGCAATGAACTGAAAAGAAGTCTTGCGTTTCAAGACTGCCTGTTTTCCTGCTATTATTATTTCCATGGGTGATGTTTTAAGCGATGATAAGCGTTAATAGACGATGATAACTATTTTGATTTGCGGTTAGATTTGGGAGACTTGTTACGCATTAATCGTTTGTACTCGTCCTCTGCTTGTTGGATGCCAGTATCACCGGTAACTGTGTTGACGGTGACGAATGGCTCATTTAACCGCTCATTGAGTTTTCTCAATGTGGCGGCATAGCTTTCCAGTACCCTAGAGGCTTGGCTTAACTGCTCAGTTAAAGCCGGGCTGTCCGTCTGGACGACAATCGGTGTTGGGGCGGTGGTCGGGGAAAGTTGGCGGCTTGGATTGATTTGGCGTGAAACGTCATCCGCCTTCAGCGATCCGATGGTGTTTGTCCTCTGCGCATAGTCGAGTGCGTTAATCATCGGGCGTGCCACTGGAGAGGCAAGCAGTTTCTGCGAAGCTACCCACTCTCCGGCATGGACGATTCCGACTTCCTCGTCTACGCGCCCCTTAGGAGTGAAACCACCACCGGAGTAGCCTTGCGCCTCAGATGCCTGCTGCTGTTTCTTGATGGCTGCGATTTGTATTGCACCTGCTGCGACTGCCATAGCAGCTGCCACTGGTGCCAGTATGTAGCCGACTAAAGGAATAGCAGCTGCGGATCCATACGCACTGAGGGCGTTTTGCGCTGTCTGTGCTACCGCTTGTATTACCTGCATGGCGAACTGCTTGCGGTTTGCCTCCTGCTTGACCTTGGCAATGTCCTTCTCTTTCTGCTTCTCGAGTTTCTTGACCTTGTAGTTGTTTCCCTCGGCTTTGTTCACTTCAGTGTCATAGCGTTTCGTTATGGCGTTGGTCTGTATCTCCGTTTCAGCTTGGATGAGCGAAGTCATTCCCGAAAAGATGTTACCCATGCCCTGCATGATGACATCGAATGACTGAGTGATAGCCTGTCCTCCGTCGCTGTCGAGCCAGTCCTTCACTCCGTTCGCCCAGTCTTCGAGGAAATTGGCTTTCTCACTGTCCTCTTCCATGCGGTACTTGTGACGGATTTCCTTCAGAGCCTCTTGGTATGCCTTTTCTACTCGGAGTTTCTCCTTGGCGTTCCCTTCAGCTGCTTTAAGTTCCTGGTCATAGACCTGCTTCAGCGTTCCGAAGTCGATAGCGTACTTAAGATAACGTTCCGAACGTGAGTCGCCGAAATACTGGTCCTTCATTGACTGCTGCCGATCCTTGATTTCCTGAAGGCGTTTCTGGTGTTCTTCCTCCTGCTTTTCCGTTTCCTCTTGGCGGCGTTTCTGGTCAGCAATAAGCTTGTCTTGATAGGTTGCCACGGCATCGTTATACTCCTGCGTTCCTTTCTTGGCGAAGAATACCATCCGCCGGAGGTGCTCCAGTTCCATGAGTTGCAGAGTTTCATTATAGGTTTTCTCGTCAACTTGTCCGTCGACATAGCGTTGCTTTTCAGATGCGACTTCCTCAGCATAGCGTTGGTTTTCATCGTTGATATGGCCTTGGAGATACTCGTCTGACTGCTTCTTCTTAGCTTCATAAAAAGAAGCCTCGTTCTCCAGTCGTTCCTGTTCCGTCAGGTCGGTATGCTCCAAGACCTTGCTGTAATAATCGATTTCTATTTGCAGCATATCCCTGGTATACTGCTCATAATCCTTTTTGCCTTGTGCGTAATTGATTCTGAGCATAGCTTCTTCCTTGGCTTTCCATGCCTTTTCGGTCGCCAGTTTATCAGTATTTTTAGTCGAAGACGTTGTTCCCGATTTACCTCCCTTAGTTGTGGTGGTAGTTGTATCGGTTCCGAGGTCTTTATCTGTGATGGTGTCCTCATTCAGTTTGTCTACATCTTCCTCAATCTGCTGCTTCTGAATATCGGTTCCATAGACTTCCTTAATAGTCTTGATTTGGTTGTCGATATCCTTGATTGCGTCGTCCTTGTCGTCGACTGCGTTTTTGTAGGATTTTAGGCTTATGTTATCTCCGGTCTGCATGTAATGGCTCTCACGTCCGCCGAGAAGGGAGTTTGCCTTGGTGTTTTCGTCGTAAATATTTTTCTGCTTCTCAAGTTCCTTTTCAGCCTCACGTTTCTCTATGACGAGGCCTGCCCGTTTCTCGCCGAGTTCCTTGATTTTGTCCTTGGCTCCCATCACCTCGTAAAGGTGAACGAGGGAGTCAATATATTCATCCAGTTTCTGCTTGTTTGCCACGTAACGTTTTCGGGTCTTGTCGAGATGGGCGTTATACCCCGGGATAATCTTGTTGAGCTTCTGAGCAGCAGCCTCCCTGTCCTTCATGGATAGGTTCTCGTTGTTCATCGCCTCGACGAGGTTTTCAATCTTCTGCTTTTGCTCTACCGCTTTCTTGCTCGCGTCGGATTTTATCCCGTTCAAGAGCTTCTCCATTTGGTATGCCTTGTTCTGACTGGCTACATACGCCACGAGCCCGCCGATAAGGGCGACGACAGCAACCAGAAGGACGGCATAGACGTTCTTCATTCCCATGGCGACTTTCTTCCAGTCCGTCATGAGAAGTTGCTGCTTTGCGTAGTTGCCCGTCAGTTTCGCCACAGCCATCGACAGCGCCCAGTTGGCGGCTTTCAATGTTACGAGTGTCGCCTGGTAAGCTTTTGATACAACATTTGTTAGGCACAGCCAGTAATAATGTGCCTTGAAGGCGATATTCGATGCGTTGACTGCGATGGTATAGGCGACAATGGATGCCGTCACGCCGAGGATTGCAGCCTTGTGCTGCCCGATAAATGTGATGACGGTCGACATTATTTTGAGAATCAGCGTTGTAGAGGAAATGACGTGCTTCATTACTGGCTGCAACTTCTCTCCAAGTTCCACCGCCATTTCCGTTACACGCTTCCTTGCTTTGTCAAGTTCCGCTTGGACTGTCGTGTTCTGCACGTTGAACTCGTTTGTTACCGATGTGCCTTCCTCGAAGGCCTTTGCCGCTTCCTCTTGCTCCCACTTTACCGTTTCTAGATTTCCTGCAAGTGCCGAGATGACCTGCGCCGCACGTGCGCCATTTTCACCCATATCCTTGAATACTGGTGCCAGTGCGTCGATGTTACCCATTTTGCTTAATGTCTCTAACAGATACATTAAGCCGTCGTTGGTGGACTTCTTCAGCTCGGCATTGAACTTGTTGGCATCCATCTTCGTTGCGGAAAGAATCTTATCTTTCTGCTTGAACATGTCCATTATAAGTTTGCTCAATGCTGTTGCCGACATTTCAACTGCCTGTCCCTGGCTGTCGAGGACTGCCGCGAATCCCATAATTTGCGGGATGGACATCTGCGCCTGTGAACCTACTCCTGCCATTCGCTTTGCGAACTCAGCGAGGTAAGGCGCACTGGCCGTACAGTTCTGCGACAGTTCGTTGATGACGGAGCCCACCTTTAAAAGAGACTGCTCTGTTCCGTACCTCTTTTCATCGCCGAAGATGTTGGTAAGCTTGGAAAGCGTCAGTGTGGCACCGTCGCCGAGGTCGTCGAGTGCCACATTGATTTGGTCTGCGGCTTTGACGAAGCCCATCACATCCTGCTGTGATGTTTTTCCCAAGCGTCCGGCTTCTTGGGCGAGTTTGTTTAGATCTTCACGGGAAGTGCGGGTATCTATCTTCTTGAATTCCTCGTTCAACTGATTCACTTGATTAGCCGCCATTCCCGTGAACTTGCGCACGTTCGCCATTTCAGCGTCCATGTCCGCATACGCATTGACGGCAGAGCGTCCTGCCATGATGAGACCAGTGACGGCGGCGGCAGCCCCGGCGATGGTTGTCTGCCAGTCATTGAGCTTGCGGTTGAACTTATCCCAAAATCCTTCTCCTTCCCTCAGTTCGGAGTTGACCTTGTCAAGTTCGGCACGTACTTGGCGGATTTTCTTTGTCTGAGCGTCCCATGCCTCGGTACCGCGTTCGATACCGTTGAGCTGCTTGCGAAGTGTGCTGAGCGTGCGGTTCAACTCTTTAGGCGTGGCATGGTCGAGATGCTTCATTACCTCTTCAACTCCGACGGTCGCCGATTCGATCTGGTCGATTTGGCGTTTGGTATTGCGGAGTTCCTTTTGCAGTTTGCGGAGGTCGGCCTTGTTGCCTGCCGCCGCTGCCTTGGCGATGGACTCTTCCAGTCCCTGCGCCTTGGCTTTGAGTTTAGTGAGCATGTCCTCGGCTTGCTTGCCGTTGACAGTGAGCGTTACCTGTGCGTTAGCGTTAATAGATGACATATACCGATGTTTTTAGGGTTGGTGGGTGGGCATGGAATATTACTCCAAAATTCTGCATGTTTGTAAAACATTCTGAATTTTACCTTTTTTTATCCCGTGTGGCGGATATGGGGCAAAAATAAGCCATTTCCGCCACACGTCAAAAGACGTACAATCAGCACGTTATGACGGATTTGAGAGATTAAAATTTGAAGAAATCCGTCATTTGTTAAGGGGTTGAAAACCTAATGTGCTGATTACCAATATGTAGGGGGTTTCTTAAGGGGTCTCCCCTTAAGCCGCCGCACGGACACCCCCCGACCGCCCTATCGCTCCGCTTCCTTGCCGCCACCTTTGAGGATGCGCTATATGTAATGATATTTTACTTTGTAACGAATTTTTACTTGTTAGTTTTCAGAGGTTCTCGTTTCGCTTGAATTGGTCTACCTTTTGACTGCTTGCCGACTGCACCACGACACGACCGCCCGAAGTTTCGAGATTGCCGACTTGCTGCTTTAGGAGTCTCCCAACTGCTGAACGACTTGGCGAAGTCTCGCAATGATGACGAAAGGATTGAAGTCTCACAATGGGAACACGAGCGACACGAGGTTTTTAGATGTTGGAAATACTCCCGAAGTCTCGCAATGTTGATTTGCTGCTTGGAGTCTCCTAATGGCTGAACGAGATAAGGAGGTTTTTCAATGTTTGAGATGAAGAAAAAGGTCGATTTATGGCTACTTCTGACCTACAGAGCCGATGGTTTTTAGGGGATTTGGTCGATTGTTGGCTACTTCTAAACAACTGAACGACTAAACATTAGAGTTTTTGAATGGATAAGGCGACAAATAAGGAGGTTTCGATGGTTGACTTAGGCTTACAGAGGCTTATTTGGTCTATCAATGTCTTACTTATGCCCCGAATGAAGCCATTAAGCGACCCGAAAGGCGAAGTTTCGCACTTGCTTATGCTCCAAAGAGTAAATATACTTAACAAAATGACCGCTTTAGAGGGTGTATTTGGTCTTGAAATGATGAGGATTGCAGACGGCAAAGGCGTGAACTCCCCCAAGGCAGAACGGGCGGTAATCGGCTTTACGTGCGTGTGTCATGTTGTCCTCTTGGGCTAGGAACGATGCCAGAGAGGACAATCATGGCACTTGCACTAAAGACGATTTAGGCAATAGAGCCACAAGCACCGTGCGGTGATGTGCTATGGCGTAGCTTGCGAAGCCATTGTACATCAACGCACATTGCTGTGGCTACCTCTCTCCCTTTAGGGGTGTAACATTGTCTTATTCGACTTTAGGAGAATTGGACAGGTAGACAATCAGCCGTCAAGTGTGTATTGTCTAAAGGTGGAGGAACGGGGGAATTTAGACGATGCACTCTTGCAACGGCTACCTCTCTCCCCTTTAGGGGGCTTAACTTTGCTTATCCGATTGAGGGAGAGCAGCGAGTGAAAGAGGATATGCAAGTAAGCAATCAGCCATAAATGTGTGTCGGCTAAAGATGGAGGAACGGGTGAATTTAGCCGACATACTCTTATAAGGCTACCTCTCTCCCTTTAGGGGTGTAGCTTCAGAGCCGATAGGCTGAAAACGTGCGAAGCGTGTGGGTGCATTATCCGGCGCAAACTCAGCTTGTAGGCGCACGAAGCACGACCGCAACCGTGAAGCGGTAGCGGAGCGGCAAGGTCGTGCCGTGCGCCCAAGCGATGTGTCGCGCAAGGAAAATACCGCCCTTACGCAAGCACGTAACATAGACAATCAGCCGCGTTAAGCATGTGTGCAGAGAGAACTTGAGAACGGCAGCACTCTTGTAGCGGCTACCTCTCTCCCCTGAGAAGGGGGTCTTTCTATATTGAGCCGCCAGGCTGTTAGACGATTGAGCGGTAACGCTGCCAGATGGAAGGCGAAATGAGCTTGCGAATGAGCGACCGGACTGAATGACGTGCGCCCTCACACCGCACGCCCGTACGGAGCCATGTGAACCGACTGCTTGATGTCGGGAAGAATGAGCGGGGGAAAGCAGTCATTTCACACGGCGGAAGGAAGGGCATTGCTGGTGTGAGAGCGTTACGTCATTCTGTCCGCATAAAAAAGCCACTGCAAAGGTGTGAGTAACCAAAGATGGAGGAACGGGTGAATTTGGATGCTCACTCTTTTGCAGTGGGAAAGAGATGAAAGGAACGAGGTACGAGTTCGTTACCTTATAGACGCTTGCGTGAAAAGTAGATGATGGCAAGTAGTGCCATGATAAGGATGATGACCGCTACGGCGGTGTATATAATATAAGGTGAAGTGTGCTTCACGACCTCTTTAGACTTGTCGGCGGACTGCGTATGCTTGCTCACGCTGTCGACGGCGGCAAGTGTGGCGGAGGATTGTTCCTTGTAGCCTGCGGAAAGATGCAATCCGTACGCTTTGATATGGGCTTTAGCCGGTGGATGATAGGGCGGTGCAACCGTCGATGCCGCGAAGCGGTTGGTGAGAGAAAGCCGAGGACTGCCAAAATCAACGTCTTGCGTTGATTTTGGTAATGCGATGCTTTCTGTACCGCTTAAAGGGGCGAAGCCCGAAGAATCGACGACGTAAGGAGTGTAGACAACTTCCAGACTGTCAAGTGTGAGGAGGCGAAGGAAGCTTGCCCACTCGGAAGCGCTTTGCGTTTCCGAGTGACTGCAAGCGACTGAAGCCGACGAAGACGATGTTCGTTGTTCCGTGACTTTAGATGTTTTGCAACTGCAAGTTGCTAAACATATAAAGGCACATAACACGAACATGAATAGGTGATGAATGATTTTCATTGTTGATGGGATGAAAGAAGGCGTAAGCCTTGAATTAGGGTTCGTGGGTGGGTACTATAAATGTTTATATTCTTCTTTGGCGTTAAAACTTGGGCAAGCCTTTGCCGCAAAATCGCGATGCCCGAAAATGGCGGCTTTGGGGTATTGCGATTTTAACCGCTTCAGAAGGTCAAGCAGTGCAGCTTTCTGCTCTGCTGTCCTTGTGTCCTTGGGGGTCTTGCCATCTTTTGCAAGCCCGCCAATGTAGCAGATTCCGATAGAATGTGCGTTTCGGTTAAGGCAATGTGCGCCAACTTCTGCTACCGGGCGGCCCGTGTGAACGGTGCCGTCGCGGTAGATTACATAATGATAGCCGATGCAGCGGAAGCCTCTGGCTCGATGCCATCGGTCGATGTCCTCGACGGTGTAGTCCTTCCCCTCTGGGGTGGCGGAACAATGAATGATGATTAATGAAATGCTTCTCATATTTTCTTTTTAGGCATGAATGGGCGTTTATAGGCTTTGATAGGCTCAATGTGCGGAATGCCTTGTTTGTTCTCCGGTCTCTTCCGACTTGTCGGAAGGGGAATTTGTGGCTTTGTCACTAAATTTATTGTTGAAGTATGAGACAATATCGGAGAACTTGGTTTGCATATATATGGTGATTCCGAAAATTGAGCCTGCGTAAATGAGGCACTCAGCGAAGAAGTTTAGGACTGAGCTGTGAATCTCGCCAGTCGGTGGCACGATAAATCCTGCGATTGAAAGTGCGGTGCCTGCTACGAGCATGGCGATGGCGGAAATCACTTGGATGTTGACTTTGGTTTCTTTGGTCATTGGTTGATAGGTGTTAGGTGATAGGTGTTAATGGATTGTTTGGGTGTTGGCTTTGGTTGTCTTTTGATTTGGATTATTATCTAATTACCTTTGCAAGCAGAATGGAGGGCTATGCCCGTCATTCGTCGGAGTAAATGGCTCCGCCATTACTCTTTTGGGGTATGGCTATGCCATGCCCTTTTTTATATGGAGAAGTGGAACTCGTCCACTTCGTTACCATGCCCATCGGTTCTTGTAACAGCGAAGACACGGAACGTGGCGAGGTTGGTGCGTAAGCATGAGAAATTGAAGTTACCCTTGAAGTCCGGTGCTTTTGCGAATGCGATAGCGAACTTGAATCGTTTACCATGTGCCAGATTATAAGAGCGCTTGCCATAACCCACGACGTGGTCTTTCGGGAAGTGGAAAAGTGTGGATGCGTCTGTAAAATATTCATCTTTTGTTGATGAATCTTTCCTGTCATCACGTATCATCATCGTTTCATTCTTAAACTTTATTTTGTCCTCACCATAATGAACGTGCCATCCGTGCTTTTTATCCATGTACGCTCGCTTGCCATCTGTGTCCGGCGATCTGCGGCTTTGTGAAATGGTGCAACGGAAAATTAACGGTATGAGTCCTCGTCCCACGAGACCTGCAGCTCCCGGTACCGTGATAGTTCCATTACGGGCGACGGTTTCAATATGGGTGTAGTCGTCCTGCTCGTGGGTTGCGAGGTTTTCCTTTGTGGTTTTGAGCTGATTTCGAATGTTGTCTATATCGTTCCTAGCGTCAAATACGCTGTGGTTTACATCATCTATACTGCGTTCGAGGGATACAATGTCGTTGCCGATAGATTTGTCTTTATTCTGGAGTGTCGAAATAGCTGAATTTAGATTTCTGTATGATGTTTCCAGTGCATTAATGCGGTTGGAGTGTGCCGTGTCAGCGGTTACACGGGCGGATGCCTCCGCATTGATGCGGTTGCTGAGATTGTTATCTTCGGTTTTTCGGGTGGATTCCTCTGTATTGATTCGGCTACTGAGATTTACATCTTCGGTCTTTCGGGCGGATTGCTCATTGGCAAGCTGCTGTCCGAAGCTGCTCATTGCTCCGGTTCGCTCTCCTGTTTCGTTTGCGAGTGCCTGTCCGAGTGAAGCGAAGGACTGAGTGAGGGATGTGAGGTTGGTTGCTAGTTCGTTGAGCTTCCGGACATGGGCTGCGGTCATGGCTCCTGCCTTGTTGCTGTTGGCTGACGGAATGGAAATGGCATCGGGGAAGGAGGCGGTTTCTCCGGTCTGTATGCTGACCGTGTTGTATGACAGCTTGATTTTCTTTGTGTCATCGGAACCGACTGAAAGTGCGGTAAGAACTTGCCCGACTTTGTTAAGGCGGGTTACAAGTTCTGTCGATGCGCCGATGTCAGAGATGCTTGCAGCTGTGGCGAGGTTGTCGGCGATCTTCTGGAGGAGGGAACCGAGGCGCTCGGGATTAATGGAGTCTTTGGAGGTCTCAGCTCTAAAGACTTTGATTAGGCTAGTAAGGGATGTTGTATCTACCATATCTTAGGTGGTGGTTGTTGGATGTTTGATGTTGCAAAGATAACATGAGAATTATGGGAAGAAAAAGACGGAGAAGCCGTCGCACAGAAACGGCGTACGCAACGGATGGGCTAGTGATTGTAGCGGACGAACTTGTCGTCGAGGGCGCGTGCGACAATACCGACAAATTCGTGTCCGATATTGTCTGCCATAAAATCACGAAGATTCATCACGGATGCGTAGTACTTCCGTGAGAACCACGGTTTTTTCTTGCGGACACGGGCGTGTCCGAGGTCGCCGGGGTTGCCTCTTGGGATTTCCTTTCCAGTACCGAAGTTCTGCCATAGGCCATATTCCAGGAATAGTTGTGTGAGGGAAACTTCGTAGAATCGTCCATCGGCATGGACTGGCAATGCTTTCAGATTATTGAGTAATCGGCCTGTGTCGATTACGTCGAGCAGAGTTATCTGCTCCTGCCATATCTGAAGCATTGTCTTATTGAAGGCGAGGACGAATTTTTGTCGGGCGGATTCAGCCTGCCCCTCCGAAGGAGGGGTGATGTTAGTCTGTCCAGTCATCTTTGTTGTATCTTAAGTCGGTGTAGGTGTCGATGGCGATTTGAAAGTAACAGCACGCGCAACCTGAAAAGAAATAGCGGTCTATCTCATTGAAGGTGATGCGGGGGTCGAGGTAAAGGAAGTTTTCCTTTAACCTGGTACTTTCGAGAATGAGTACGGTCATAAACTGTCGGAAGAGCTCGCGCATAGTGTCAATACATTTTTGTCGGGCTGTCATGTCGTCGACGGCATGGCGCATTGCCATGAATACTGTCTTGACACGGCGAGTGTGAGGACTGTTGTTAAGCTCGGTGTAGCCGTTGCTTATGTCCGATACGCATACGAAGGAGGTGGACTGCTGCATGTGGGCGAGTGCTTCTTCGAAGCCTTCTAGCCCACTGACACGGCAGAAAATGAATTTGTGCTGCTGCGCAAATTTATTTTTCTTTGTCAGCTCTTGAAGGAAGGTGGTGGCGTTCCAGTTGAAATTTGTTGTAGGCATAGTGAGATAGATTTGAGCCGCTGCACTACAGCGGCGTACGCAACGGTTAGGATTTATACAGCTTTCGGAGTTCCTCGGCATCTTGGGCTTTAGCTTCGAGTTCCGTTAGGGCTCGCCAAGTGTCGAGGGATAGGATTTGCTTTTCTTTTGTGATATCGCCTTTGGTGAGAGCACGGATTTGGGAGTTCATGGATTCCTCTACACGCTGCTGAATGGGTGTTGAGCCGAGGAGGTTTGCCGACTCGGTGGAAACTGGTTGCAGAAAGTGGTGAAACTTTCTGGCGAAGAAGGCCTTTAAGGATGCGAACCAGTAGAAAACACCGATCCTCTGGGCGGTGTTCGGTCGGAGGTGCTCGCTATCATAAAGGACTTGTGCAAGCTCTTTGAGGATGTCTTCAGACTTTGTCTGGAGATAGCCTTGGTAAAGGTTGTCGCAATAAAGGTACTTCTCAAAGGGTACTTCCATAAAGTCTGCGGGCAAAGCACGGTGGCGACCAATACGTGAAATGCGGATTGGGTTGGATGGAACTTGTTCTATCCAAGCGAGTGTGCGAGTGGCTGCGAAGACTTGACTGGCAGAAAGAACGACCGGAGGGAGTTTCTTTCTGAAGGGGATGCGAGGATGATGGCTGCGCCTTCTGACGAGGAAACTGCCGTCGGGCAGTTGGTCCAGGATAACGAGCTGCGCCCACTTTAGTAAGCAGCGAGTTTCGACATCGTATGCCGGACGATTCTTGCTGAGCTGCTCGAAGAGGAAGGTCAGCTGCTTGTCTGTCAACTGGCTCCAGTCAGTTGGTAGGGTTATATTAAAAACAAATGCTTCCATAACGCGAAGTTATGAAAGCATTTGGTATGGGGAAAAGACGAGTGATAATTATTATTCCCACTTGTCAGCATTGTCTACAGCACTTTGAAGATACTTAATATCCCACTCAAATGCGAATGAATCGAAGTCTTTTCCCAAACCATTTATTAATGGAATTCTTTTGTCTATAACTCGAGTGATTTTCTTATTCTTTAGGAAACTAAATATAAAAGGAATTCCTTCGTAGTCTTTAATTCTTATATATTGGTTTTTATCTAGTTTCGAAACCTCTGAAATTATTTGTTTAATTGAAGCTATGGCTTGTTCTTTATCATTAGATAAGAAGAATTTAGATACAACCTTATTTGTGGAGTATTTAGGAGATATTCCTTGGAAGATTTTGCCTGAATAGAAAAAGCTTTCTTGTGCTCTTAAATAATATATTCCATCTTCATTAATACATAAATTAAGATCTATATCTGAACCTTCTGACTCATACATAGGGTCATAATCAGAGACTTGATTTTTGTATACTACTTTATATGTTTCAGTTGTAGGGCTTAGAATTGTTATTTGAGCGTTGGACTGAGATATACTCATAAATAATATACAACAGATAAAAATTATTTTCTTCATTTTTTTAGTTTTGTGCTGCAAATATAAGAAAAAACTTTTTAAATATAAAATTTATCGAAAAATTTTTATGGTAAATAATTTGTAGGTAATTTTTTTATTAGTAAATTTGCTCCATGAGATTAAATAATTAAAATCCTATGGTAAGAAAAATTATTATTAGTGTAATTTTGTCGCTATTTTGTATGGTTTCTTTTGCACAAGAAATCGATGATATGGTTGATTTTACTAGTCCTTATGTTTCTGAATTTGGTTTTTTGTGTAATACAACGGATACTGAACTAGGACAAGTTTGTTCTATCAACATAGAATGTGATCGTAATAATAATGTCTGGCTGAATGTAATGGTCGTTTTTGCTTTCAATGTACCACAATTAAAAGATACTCATGGGAATAGATTGGATGGAAAATATTCAATTGAAGAAGGGAAAAATATTTTTTTAAAATTAGATGATGATGAGATTTTTTCTTTAAAATGTGATTATTTGGAGAGAGTACAAAATGGATATTACACAAGTTCTAATGATATTTATAGAAAATATGATTACCATAGTTATTTCTTATTGGATGAGAATCAAGTTTCAGCGCTATTAACACATAAAATAATTAAAATTCGTGCAGAATTTAATGTGGGAATTATGGATTTACGTTTAAAGAATCCTGAATCCTTGAGTAACGCTATTTCGAAGCTTAATGATGAAAGATTAAATAAATTAAATAGCGAAAAAGAACAAGAGGAACTTAAGGATAATCCTTTAAAAGGATTTTGAACTAATAAAAAGCAAGGTACGTTTCCTTGCTTTTTATGTTTATTGACTAAACTATATTAGAACCAAAAGCCTCCGGCGGACTTTTTATTTAAAAAAAGTTCGGGAGAGAAGAGTTTGGCGGTGTCGGAGTGCGCCCAGTCGGAGAATAAAGTTGGCTCTGAACGGATGATGTTTACTATATCACGGGCGGTCTGTGGATGCGGTTTACCGTCTGTAAGAATGGATATTTCGAGGTTGCGGATGGATTCAATGACCGTCGTTTCGAGCGTTTCGGGCTTGCTATAAGACCAAGCGAGGATTCGATGCCGGAAGGTTTTCATCTGTGGTCTGCTGAAGTACTCGTTTTCGAGGGTTGTTTCAATGGTTATGAGTTTCTCACGAAGTCGTTGGTACTCCTGCCATCGATGTTCGGTTATTCCACAGCGGTTGCAGAGGTCTAGGTTGGGGAAAAGTGTTGCGAAGAAATACTTTCCCTGAGCTGAATTTAGATAGCTGTCATTGCAATACATGATGGTGTATCTAAGGTACTGCTCCAGTATATTGTCACGCTGCGTTTCGATTGAGGCGATGAGCCTCTCCACTCTTTCCTTGCTAGCCGGGGCAACGTTGCTGTTACTCACGATTCCGAAACCGTTGGGCGTGAGAACTAAGTCTAGGAATGGGATGGCAAGCATGAAGGCGTGGTAGGCAATCAGCTGCTTTAGCAGTGTTTGCTGTTCTCCATACGATGTTGCTTGATTGTAAACAAGGGCTTGCGGAGCAAAGTTTGCAGATACCCAGAACTCTGCGGTTTCGAGAAATGGGGAGAGCTTTTCATAAAGGGTGGACTCGCCTTCGACGGTGGCGAGGACGTTAGGGATGTACTTCCTTAATTCGGTGTCGTTTTTTATAATTGATTGCATAGGATAGACTTGAATAGACTTTGATAGATTGGAATAGATTATTGCCGTCGCATTGCAACGGCGTACGGAACGAGTTTTGTGTTAGGTAGTGGGTGTAGGGGTGTTAGAGTTGGATTTTGGTCTTGTTGTAACGAGCTTGGCATCACAGTTTTCATCGAGTGTTGAAAGCATGATGAACGGACAATCGGGGGTTACGTTCTTCCAGTTGTTGAAGCGGATAATGATGCGATGGACGGTAAAAAGCAGATCGTGATATGGTTTTTGCCGCGCCTGGGCGATGGTATAGAGTTCGCGTTTGTCTGATCCGCTGTTGTTGGACTGGGACTTACCGGGAACGGAACCGACGAGGTTGGAGTGAACGCCCATGGTAAAGCAGAACATATTTATAGCTTCGGCGATGTCGGTCTGCCAGTCGCCGCCTTCCTTGGAGTCATCGATTTTGTTGATGACGACATCGTGCTGCTCCTTGCCGTCGGGAGTTACATAGAACGTGGAAAAGAGGACTTTTCCTGCGTTTTCGGCTCCAGTAAGGAAGTCAATGATGTTCTGTTTCTCCTTTACGACTCGTTCCTGCTGCTTTTGACGGTCAGTTATCCCCTCGGCACGGAATATTGAATCCCAAAACTTATTGCCAATCTCAATGTGGTACTTCAAAGGTGCGGAGTTCTTAAGCTTCGCTTCCTTGGCGACTCCTATGAGGCGTTTAATGGAGTACCACTTGCCCTTGAAAAGGGAGGCATAATAAGGGATGGGATAATAGGTGCTGTCCGGGGTTGGGATGCGTGTGATGATGGCGAACTTGCGTTTCTTGGTGCCGTTTTCTAGGCGTGCCTTTAAATCGGAGAATGGGGCGTATGGGTCCAGTGCTTCGATTTTCTCAATCTGATTGTCGGTAGATACTCGGCGCCAGTTGGCATAGAGGATATACGGGATTTTGCCGCTGCCATCGGCGGGGGCAAAGCGACAATAGCACGCTTCCTTGCGTTGCAATCGCACGATCTTTTTGCCTTCACGATTGAGAATGATGACGGAAACGCAAAAGCCGAAATGTTTGAAGTCTTGCGACACGCCGAAGAAGTATGTCGTAAGGTCGTTGTCAAGAAGGAAGTCATCGACTTCTTGCTTGACTTGTGCGGTGGCGGATTCAGTAACGTACTGGATTCCGGCACCATAGCACATTTCGGCGTTGAACTGCTGACAAGTGGATAGGGTTTCGTCAGATTCAATGAGTTCCAGGATGTCATAAGGCATATTGTTGTCATGTCCCCATGGCATATACTGCATTTTGTCATTGATAGGAACCGGGGCTGTGTCCTCGGTTTCCTTGAAGACTTCGGTTGTATTAGGGGTGAATGCGGCTAGGCAATGGAGGTTAGGGATTGTTTCGACGCTAGTAATAGAAAAGTCCATATCGTTGCTTTTTAGGGCAAAGATATGGACTTTTGTGGGGGAAGGAAAAGACGGGGTTAAAAAGCAGAAACATCTTTCGATAAAGAAAGATATTGACTGAAATCTTCGTTGAAATTGGCGTTGTACTTATTGATGAGTTCATTCAGCCACTTCTTGTCAACCTCCTTATGCTCTTTCTTGTAAGCATGAATCTTACCAAGGAATTCATCTACATCATTTTTTGATGGAGATTGCTTTGACTGGTCTGGTGGATCAATGCCTGGCGCTGTAACAATAAGTTTCTGCTGTCTAGCTTTTTCTTGCTTTTGAACTTCGGCTTCCTTTTCCTTTAATTCTTTATCAAATAAAGAAGTGAAAAGGTCTCGCATAGCGTGAATGTCGTTTGACATTCTTATCTGCAAGTACAAGAGGTATACACCAAATGCGATGAATACCAAGCAGAATAATAAATAAAGTCCATCCATAGTTATAACGTTTTAATTCTTTTACAGTTTAAAGATCTTCTCCATGGGGACGGTTGTACTCATTGTCATAGAATAGATTTATGTAGTACTTGCCATAAGTTTCTGAAATCATGAACCATACCAACCTATTTGGCAGGACTTCTGTAAGGAAATGACCTGAAATGTCCTTTATCTTTTCCATCTGCTCATTCTGCGAAAGTTGAGAAAGTTTGGTAGAATCGATGTAGCTATAAATATACTTTGAATATTTCTCTACGTCTTTCGGATCTTCGAAATTTATATTTTGATAGTAACTTGCTTCATACCGTTTTGTATGAACGGTAATTTCGTAAGATATATCTTCGCTTTCTGGGATTGTATAATCAGTTTCTCCGGGGTTTATGTATTTCTCGTTGTTTTTGAACTGATTTACAAGTGCGTTGTATTGGCTTTTAATCTGTTGCTCGTTAAACGGTTCGCTGTTGACTACTAGAATTCTATCTACCTTGTTTTTATTGGTCGTAATTTTTAAAATTACATCCATTCCGTTAAACTGACCTGTAAGGCAATCGTTATAATTGTCATACGTGAATCCCTTTGCTTTTAGAGCATTGATCATGTTTGACTTTGTTCCATCTATGGGAATACCCATAAATTTCGTTGGGAAACTCTGCGAAAAACTCACAAACGCTATGAGTAGAGTTAGAAAAGTGAGAAGAATTCGTTTCATGTTGATTAAGTTAAGTTTTCTATAGGTTACTTTTTCTCGTTTTCTTCGATAGAGATATTAATGTCAGAAGAGTATGTAAGAGGGATTTGGTCGTTCTCGATAGCATCACCAAGCTTCTTGGGGCTGATACCGTGTTTTATTAGAAAGCGGTTGCGGTTGAAGTTGGAGATTAATATTCCAACCTCTATACCTGCGCAAAATACTATCACTATAAGAAGTATTAATTGTATAGTAGTCATAAGTTTCGGCTCTAAATAACGACACGGCAAAGTTACAAAAAGTTTTCGTTATAAGAAAACTTCCATGCCGTTTATTTCAAAAATACACACATCACGGAGTTGGCGGATTTGGTTGCTGTCGAGGAACTTCATGCGGCGAACGCCTTTGTAGAAGTCGAATCGGAGGGAAATAACATTGTTCCAATGTTGTATCTCACCTGACTTCGTCCAAAGGGTGATGTCTAAAGGTTCGGGGGACTGGAGCAGCTTGCGTGCGGTTGAAATGTGAATGGAATGAGCCATTTCTTAGTTGAATTGTGGTGTATATGGGTCTGTAAAGATTCGGTTGTTTGAAGTGGTTTCGAGCGTATGTGAGTTGTCTGAATATCTCCACGAGAATTTGAGTTTATTCACGGAGTTGGTTTCATCAGAGATTTCTGAGGTTATATCGGAGATAAGGACTGGTTTCATGTTTTCCGCATTTTTCACTTGATGGGATTCCACGAGTTGGTTTAGCCAAAGGGCGTGTTCCAATGAAAGTGTGGTGATGTTCACTTCGTTGGTCTTGGTTGTCTGCTGGTCATAGAACTGGGTTTCTCCGTTGCAGGTTGCCTCACTTCTGTCAACATCGGTTTTCAAAGTAGTTGCCGCAAAGAGGTGTACGTACTCGATGCAGTTGAAGCAGTTTCTGAACTGGAAAGAGAGGTTTGGCGTTGCTTGGGTAATATAGAATGTCATGACACGTTTTCCGCGATGGACGGTGATAGATAGAAGGTCCTGGGGTTGTGCGTCTTTAAGTTCGTCGTTGTCCCGAATAAGGTCCTCGAACATTTGCCCCGGAATAAATTCTTCTGATTCCATGTCGTTGTTGTCAGCCCTGTCCATCACTTTATAGGTTTTCAAACCGTCGGCGGTTTTCACGAGAAATTCTGTATAAACGTCCTCATCCTCGGGCGTTTCGGTCTGGTACCATGACAGTTCCTGCGTTTCATAGTAGTTTACAAGGAATGAAGTGCGGATTGTGAGGAAGTGGGTATCAAAGAAGTTTGTTGTGTGGGCATGAAGTTTGTAGTTGCAGTAGATGACCGTGAAGTTGCCAGTCGTCGCCTGGTCGGGTGCGTCTGTTGCGGATAGGACTATGGAGAACGTATTGCTCATGATGTCGTGCTCACGCATATAGTCCTCGATGACCTCGCGGAGGTTGGTGAGTGTCGCCTTGTTGTTGTAGGCGTAGATTCGGGTTTGGAAGATTTGCTTCGACTGACAGAAAACTGTTACGTCGAAAACATCGTCCTGCGAGTCAACGGCCAGTGTGTCGGGGAACTCGGAGGACAGGAACGGGGACTTGGGAAGCGATTGGATTGTAAACATGGTGCGAAGGTAATATATATAATAATGTGGTAAAAAGACGGGTGGCTGGGTGGGAACTGACTGCTGGGGAGCAGCAGCTTACGGAACGTGCTTACCTCTCTCCCGACTGGTCGGGGTCTCAAAAAAGCCCGACTCCTTGCGGAGCGGGCGATTTTTTTATTTGGAGATGCTGACGACCTTTGCCGTGCGCTTTCTCGGCTTGCGTGCTTTAGGCGCTGCCTTCTTGTTAGTGGTGAGGGCTTCTGCCACTTCACCGCCTTTCGCCTTTGCAGCCTCTTGATTCTCCTTCTTAGCCAGTGTGATCTCATGTGAGAGGCGTGTGAGGCAATTATCAGAGATGTTGAGTCCGGTGCGCTTCTTGAGGAGGAAGGCGAAGCGCATCGCCTTGTACGCATTCTTGCAGTACATCTTTTCCTGCTCCTTGCCGCTGATGAAAACGACCCATACATTGTTATTACTCTTGTTCGACTTTGCGCTTGCTGCGATGATGACATTTGCTTCCATGATTCTGTGATTTTGGATTGTTAGTATAATATGAATAACTTCTTTTTGCTTTACTGAAGGTGATAGACTTCAACGATAGTGATGTCCGCCATGAGGCTGTTAGCCAGATTCTCTGCCTGTGTAGCTGCATCGCCGAATGTATCGGCTTCCACCTCGTACTCGTACTGCTCACCATCTTCGGTGTTGATTACCACTTGGTAGAAATTACCCGGATAGTAACGCTTGTTGTAGATTCTGCCGCTCTTGAAGAATGAGGATTGAATGTTGTGTGTCATAACTTAAATATTTTATTTGTTAAACTTTCTGTTGAAGCACCTGAGTGCTTTTGTAATTTTTACGTGCAAAAAGGAAGATAATTCGACCATCAAGACAAGGGATGGCATAAAATATTTCACCCGTAGGGCGGCAGGAAATAATTTGGAATAAGGCAAACCTGCCCCAAATTATTTTGAAAAATTTTATAGCCAAGCCGGAAAGGTGCTCGGCACCGGGGCGTGCCCTTGGCAAATGGGTGAAAGAGAGAAAAACCTAAGATTTGTAAAATGATGTCTTTCTCTCGATTGTCTTAACTTTGCAAAGGAAAAATAAGAAAGTGCTTAGGTGTGGAAACAGATTGTTTAACATTTGAAATTTTTCACACAACATCAAAACTCGTTCGTAAAGAGTGGTGAATCGGAAACGAGTGGGACTATCGGATGTGATTTCCCAAGCGGGGATTAATATCGATGATGGAGTACGGGTTACGTGGCGGAACCTTTGGGATGCAGCTGCACAGGCCGAGAAGATGGATAATTTACTTATGGCTTTACTCCTTTGATGTCTGTCGCCTCAGTCAAGCAAAAGGATTCTTCTTTTTCAAGCAATCCAAAATCATAGGAACTTGGATTTCCGCAAATGTCAATCGTGGCAAGTGCTCTGTCGTGCAAGAGCATTGGCGATGTCCTGGGGCGTTGAGTCAGCGGTGAGGGCAGAACTGCTTAAGAATGCCACAAGGCGGTAGCTTTGACTTACTCCTTAAGATGTGTATCGGCTTTCCTTTAAATGCCGTTCACGGCTCTCATATGAGATTGTACTTTCCTAAGAAGTTCCTCTTTTCTTAGGCTGCAAAGGAGGAAGGCGGTGAAGTGGCTGATGCCCTTTCCTCTTAGGCTGCGCCGATGGCATGCAAGACGGGGAAGTGTACGGTGAAGACGTTCCGCTCTAAATAGAAAAGCCCGACTCCGTGAGGGGTCGGGTCTTTATAGAAAAAAGTTTTTATCAATATGATAATGTGCACTATTGACCGTTGCATGGTATTAATAATGTTCTTACCTTTGCAGCAGAAACCTACCTGCGGTCGGTCAACAGTTCTGCACGAAATTCGTCCAGTCATGTACGCACCTTAATTGTGGCTGTGCCCTTACGAAGCTAACAGTCTGGTCGTTTGAATCAGTACCTAGGAAGAGCTGCACGAATCTTGGCTTTATGCCCCTGTACGATTACTCCCTTTCTGGGTGCTGAAGGTTTCTTTCTTTAGAAATTTATTGTAACTATCTCTTTCTCGATAATCCTTCTTCATATCCTTTTATATAGGCTTGCCCTATTGTTGAAGTTATAGATTCTAGTGCTTTATCTTCAGCATATAACTTTGCTTTTTCGATGAATATCTTCCATAATAAAAATTTTAGACAAGGATAATAATAAAATGATTTCTTCAAACTGGTTTCATAAAACTTTTTATTAACTTACTATCAAACACTCCCAAAATGAGAGTAGTAAAAACAACGAAATAAATTAATTTTGAAAACTAAAGAAATGAAGATGAAGACAGAGTATCAAAACAAAGTTATTTTTCGAATTAGAAAACTGAGAGAAAAACTTGGTTTTAGCCAATCTAAGATAGCTACTATTTTAGGGTTAAGTAACGGTCAAGTCGGTAATATAGAGACACCTAACCAACCGCATAAATACACCCTTGCTCAAATAGAAATATTGTGTCGGAAGTTTGGCGTTCCTGTCGAATCTGTTTTTTATGATGAAGATACTGATACCTCAGTAATTCCTGTTGGAGATATAATCCACAAAATTATTGTTTATCAAAACTAAAAATATAAATTTATGAACTTTGCTGATTTAGAGATTGAAGAGAAACTTTCTCGCAATGCTACGTTTGCTTCGAAAGTTCGTGCAAAGAAGAAATGCATGATAGACGAAGCAATTTCTTGGAAAGGAAGTGCTAATCGCGAGGATTTGATTTACCATGACCTTTGGGCGTCAAAGGACGGTAAGTATAATGTAAAGTTGGGTAAATTCGGTAAAGAATATCACTTGACTACTATTAAACATAAGGATGGCACCGTAGGTAATAATCCTAACGATATGCATCCTACAGTTTATGTAGATGGAGTTATCCGGGATTTTGACGGAAGTTTCGACCATGTATTTAACTTTTTCCAAGAAGTTTCTGAAAAAAGTAAGGATGCACTAAGAATATTAGGATGTTTGGTCTTCCGAAATTCCTTACTTTTAGACCATAAGTTGGTGAATGATGAGAATGGCATTTCTTCTTATCGTTATCAACCTTCTGAAGATGCAATATCTTTTATAAGCGAAAGATTTCCTCTGTATGATGGTATACCAATAGAAGCTTATCTCCATTACATGGAGGCTATCGCTTGGAATGAAGATGTAAAGTATTATACATTAGGATATGATGTTTTCAAACAAGGAACTGGACGAACCAATAACATGAAAACATATGCTAATTTAATAGCTGTTCTTTTAGGCAAGGCTTCTTTTGTCAAGCTTTGTTCTTCTTTTTCTCGTCCTCCTGTAGGAGTATCTCCGATTACTAATAATGCCGCATTAGAAGCATTTCCTGAGCTCAAAATTAAGATATAATGAAAACAAATCGAGTAAGAGACATGAGAGTAGAGCGCGAAGTCGCTCGCTTTATGGATGAGCATCTATATTGTCAGCCGATTTTTAGCCGTCATGACAGAACGGACGACAAGGATGAGCAATTAAAAGGTTCTGATATTATCCTTAGTATTCCTACCTTAGACATTAAGGATGCAATTGTTGATGAAAAGGCGATGTGTAATTATTATTACATGCCAAAATCTTTGCCAACTTTTGCACTTGAATTGTCATTCTATAAGAATGATAATGAGCGTATTGAAGGATGGCTAACTGATTTAAATAAGGTCACAGAGTACTATATGCTTATTTGGTTTCATGCAAAGACCTATGATTTCAAAGCGGAAGATATAACCTGGTTAGAGTACGCTTTGGTAAGCAGAAAGAAAATATTAGATTACTTGGATAAAGAATGTAATCTTTCTATAGAAAATCTTCGAAAAGTAGATGACTTCATTCGTGAAAACGTTACAGAGAAGGGCGCTGTCGGTAAGGATTCAAACAAGGACTATTGGTTCTTCTATTCCCCTCAATTAGGTGAACGTCCAATAAATCTCGTCATCCGAAAGAAGTTGTATTTAAAGCTTGCTGATTTACACGGTGAGTTTACCTTATAAAAAATGGGGCTTTAATGGCCCCTTTTTTTTATTTATCTTTTAATCTATTGTATATTTCGTTTCCAACTTTTGTAATTATTCCACAAACTAGAGCATTACCCATAAAGAAAGCACGCTTAGTGTCATTTTGCCCTATTGTGTGATTATCTGGGAACATATCAAGTCTTTCTAGTTCCAATGGGATAAGTCTCCGTAACTTGTGTGTTACTGGGTCTTCGATAACATGTTTAAAGCGTGATGGAGTCTTGCCTCCTTCTGCTGTAATAATTGTCCGTGAAGGTTTATCTAATGAATCAGGAAATGTCATACCACCTTCATTGTAATAAAATTCATGGCCATCTCTTGTATGTCTTAATTCATGCTTTGCTCCTTTAAGATATTTCCATTTAGGTAAATCTTCATCAGAAATATAATAGTCGTCTGTAATTAAATTTCTTTCTTCTCCTTTTGCAAGAATATCGCCTAAAGTAGTATATGGTCCATTATAATTAGGAGCTACCTTACAGGTCCAAACTTTACCGTCAATCATGATTCCGGCATTACTGAAGGGACGAAGTTTATTACTTTTATTAAATTCTTCACTTACTGTAGCTAAATCTCCTTCTTTTGAGGGCATTATTTCAAAAGGTTCCAGTCCAAAGAGAGAATTATCGTCTTCATCTTTTATTGGAAATGCTTTTGCAAAAACGCCATCTTGAAAGAGCCATTCTCTAGGGTCTTCTATTTCATTTGCTATGTTAGAACCTTTTTGGTATGCTAATATATAAGTTCTTCTTCTTCTTTGAGGCATACCATATTCAGCGGCATTTATTATACGCCACTCAACAATATATCCTAAATCAGATAAAGATTGTAATATGACAGCGAAATCTCTTCCACGTTGTTTAGCAGGTGAAATTAATAGCCTATCTACATTTTCAAGAAAAAGAATTTTAGCTTTTTTATCCTTTTTCTCTCTGCATATCCTTTCAATCTGCCACCAAAGAACACCTTTCTTTCCTTTCAGCCCTTCTGCTTGACTAAGAGTTCTTGCAACACTGTAATCTTGGCATGGGAAGCCGCCGCATAACATTTCATGATCAGGAATAGATGTAGTAGGAACTTTGGCTATATCTTCATTAACATGGCCTTCTTTTCCGAACCTTGCTACGTATGTTTCCGAAGCATGTTGTTTTTTAGTTGCAGGTTCGAACTGGTTACTCCAGATTGTTTTATAAAAATCGGAATTAGCGCGGTCCAAGCCAACTCTGAAGCCACCTACTCCTGCAAATAGTTCAATAACTCTAATATCTTTCATCATTACTTTCAAATTGAGTGCAAAGATACTTAAAAGATTTTAATGCTACAAATCATGTAGAAACAAATTTTTATTTGTTATCATTGATAAATTCTAAAGCAGTTTCAAATCCGTCCAGGAATGTTAGTAGATGCTCAAGATTATCGAAACTACTTGTAACCTTATCGTCTTTAATAAAAGAATATGTATCGTAATTAGCTTTAATATCAATATTAATATTAAGTGCTTTCAATTTTTTATTGATACGTTTTACTGCATCATTGATAAGTTCTTGTTCTGTAATCATATACCACAATTTTATTTTGAGCAAAGTAACAAATAAATTTTTGAATTTGAAAGGTTTGATCAAAATTTAACATAATGGAAGAATAATCTAATTACATCACGCCACTGGCGTTGATGGGATAGAAGTCGTGCTGTGGGAACTTCTCGCAGCCGATGTAGAGGGTGTCGAAGGCATCGGTGCCGTCGGTACGATGTTCGAGGAGGTTCTCCTCGGACTCGTCATCCTTCTCGCCGGACTTGTTCTTGCGGAAGCCGTTGCGTCCACGCTCCACTCCTGCCGATTGGATGGCGAGGATAAGGTCATCATTGTTTTGACGGTTGAAGAACGGCATCAGGCGTTGTTTCCCGGCAAAACCTTGGTTGATGAGAAGGTACTTCTCGTCATGGCGCATTGGGTTGCCGAGGTAGACATCGACGACCTCCCACCCGTGCGCCTCGAACTCTTTCTTTACCACATAGTGGAAGTCCTCGTCATTTACGGCATAGTTGGAGCCGAGTGCGGTAGCATCGTAATAATAGATGACGGTCTTGTTGGTGTGGTGCATGTAGTAGGCGCAGAAGTCGGCTACGAGTGCGGGAATCTTGCGCTCGAATTTGACATAGAAGGACTTGATGACATTGAGTCGGTTTCCCGACGGTTGTCCGGCAACTATCCAGTTGATATTGGCGTTGTAGTCCATTCCTATGCAAATTGGAGCCAGTGGGTTCACGTCCTCGTCGGCACGCGAATCAAGGCTGCTTCCTGTTTCTGAGAAACGGCAAGCGTTGTTAATGGAGAAGTTCTGCTTAGTTGCTTCAGCTATGATTTTGTCATAGCCAAGCTCATCCATATAGGAGAAATTTGTTGCGTCGTATTTATGATGTTCCTGCATTGACGAATAGAAACCGTCGTGCGAGATGCCTATGCGCTTGCATAGGATTGAGCACTGGAAGGTCTTTGGAGTAAGGTCGCGTTTCATCTGACGGATATACTCTTCCCCCAAGAGCTGTAGGTTTTCTATCGTGCTGTACTCCTTGTAATATACGGCAACGCTACGCATTTTGTTCAGCGACTGATCGAGCCATTTAAGATAGCCTTTGAGGTAATCGGGGACTGATTGATTGGTGGCTTTGAGGTGTGCGATGCGCTGTTTTGTCTGCCAAATTTTATATACCGTTCCTTTGATTGTTTCAATAAGCTGCGGATCCATCTTCTCCCGATAATGTAGGAACCAACTGCCTTTGGTTGTCTGCGGCATATCGGAGAGAACCATCATGGAGTGGTTGAACGAATGATGCCCGAAGTACGAGCGTATTCCGCCATTAGCCGGAAGCGTCTCGTCCTTCAGTTTATTGTAGTCTATGAATTTCGCCTCGTCGATGAGCAGCCATGAGAGTGTGAGGGAGTTCGAGGAGCCGGGGCGGTCCTGCGATATGATGATAGCGCAAGAACCGTTGTAGAAGGTGATTACGTGTTCGTAATCAGCTGGCTCAGTGATAGGCTTCTTGAATGACTTTGGTGGTCGTCGTCCGATAACGTAGTGGATGCCGTTGATGTAGCCCCAACGTTTCCAAGCTGCGAGAAGCCCAGGAAGGGTGTTTGTTAGTCCGTGCTTGAACGTTGGGACTACGATACCGCCAGTAGAACCGGGCATGCGCTGCATGTTGCGGAGAACAAAAGGAGACGCGATGGAGTCTGTCTTGCCAGTTCGACGACCTGCTACGATGACAGTTGTCTTTGCTCCGATGTATTGGGTTAGTAGCTGCGGTTTGTTGAAATATACGGCCTCCCCAGTCCCCTCCAAAGAAGGGGTGTTGGAAGAATTACTTGTGGATGAGGACTTTGGAGGCGTTGGCATTATATGCGGTGTTACGGTTCTGAAGGGTTGTCTATAGGGTTTTCTTTGAAGATTTTGTCAAGGTCGAGATCTGCGGATTCGTACTCTATCTGCTGAGTGTCGGGATGGCTGTCGGAGAGTTCTGCTGTCAGTTTTCGGATGCGCTCATCGATATTCTTGATTGGTTTGATACCGAGGACTGTAGGATCCATTGTCGGCACGAACGGCTGTACGACAATCATATTGTACGGTACTGCCGTTTCGTCCTCGATGTCTATGCGGTTGTACTTGGCATAGGAGGTTGCTGCTTTCTCCATGGTCTTTGTGTCCTTCCTCGACTTCGCCATTTGGTATGTTTCTAGAATCATCTCGTTGTACCGCCATCGGTGGTAATCGCGCGTCGTTTCTGCGAGGCCTGGCAAAATCGACTTGACGGTTTTGAGGTCGGCATAAAGTGTGACGAAGGAAAGCTTTGTGCGGCTTCGGAACTCGTCAACGAACTGTCGGTCTTTCATTGACGGGTTGTTAATAAACCAAGTGACCATCTCGCGAAGGCGCACGAGGTGGTCAGCTTGGGCCGGCGAATACTTCTGGAGTAGTTCGCTACGGTCTGTGTAAAGGTCTGTTCTGGCGAGTTCGAGAATAGATTGCATAGGCAAGAGCCGCTACAGTGCAGCGGCGTACACAACGGGTTTGGTTATTCGTCATCCTCCATATCAAGGAGATTCTTGTGAGTGTTCTCCAGTGCGAGAGGCGAACCGACATAGGCAAGCTGCATCTCCTGATGAAGGAGTTTCACCTTAGATGCTGCCTTGCCTTTGTTGTATGCCTTGCTGACTGCTGTCGAACGGTCAGCAATTTCCGCACGGAGTTTCTCCGCCGGAATATCGAGAAGAAAAGCGATGTCGCTTATCTTCATGTAGATTGAGGCGTATTGTTCAATTTGTTCGAGAATATTCTGCGGAAGTTCTATCATAGCATTTTATTTTGGCGTTCCGCCGATTAGGCGGTCGGCAAAGAGGTCATTGAGCGGAACAGAATGATTGCGTATTAGGTCTTCTACTTGTGACTTCAGCACACGGAATACGCTTGGATCGGTGGAAACAAAAGCCGACTCGTGGCGGTTACCACGTGTCAGATTTTGAGATGTTATCACCGATACCTGTCTGCCTTCCGCCGACTCCACCAAAAGTATTTTGGAATGGTTGTCGGCTAAGAAGGTGTGCGTAATGACTTGTGTGATGAATGCCCACAACTTCAGAGTTTTGTTTGTTGCCTTGTGATCCAGGACTAAATGGAAGTCAGACACGTTGCCCGACTTCTCAATAAAGAACAATCGCCGGAGGAATTCTTCGGAGATTGAAAACGAGGTCTGCCAAACCTCCGAAACGCCAAACTGCTGTAAAATCCATTCAAGGATGTCAGCCAGTTGCAGTGCGTTTGTCAGATAGGCTTGGCTTGTTGCTTCGTCAAGGGGTCGAAGAAAATCTGTGATTTGGGCATTACGTTTCATGAAGCCTCTCCAAGCCTCCCCGAATGGGGAGGATGCTTAGTTACTTTTGTCGCTAGTTGTTTCCTTGCTCGCAGATTTATTTGACTTGGCTTTAGCCTTTGGCTTGGATTCTGCTTCGGGAGTAGGCTTTAGCTGCTCCTGTGGCTGTTCTGCTTGTGGCTCGGGTTCATCTGCGGGCGATTGCTCCGGGACTACTGGAGGCTGAGCTACAAAATGGTCGTATGTGTCCCAGTTGGCATGAAGACGCTTATCGAGGGAGATAAGTTCCTTCAAAAACGGATAGCGGTCGGAATCCGGACATGGCGACTTCTCTGTAGAGAGGGTACGGAGTTTAAGGTGCAGTTCACGCATTTTGTGAACAATATCAAGGTTCTCCACATAGAGGGCCTTGATTTCATCGGGAAGTGAGTCGTGGTCGGCTCGCTTCCCTGCCTTAAACTCTGTTGCTGGGTTCGTTTCTGGATTCTTGAATTCCGTGTGAGACTTGACGATTTCGTCGACTTGCTTCTGCATGGCGACGACTTCCTTGTGCGTTGTCTCGCTCAAACGGAAATCCAAGTACTGCTGCAGCTTGCCAGTTATGAACTCTGCGTGTCCCTGAGGGTACACTGAGAGGTTATGATACATTATGGCGTTTCCCGACAACTGGAGAAGAAGGAGTGCGCCTTGTGCGTAGTCCTTCTTTGAGTCGGGGGTGTTAAGCCATGACTGTAGTTTCTTTGTGAATTCGGGATCTGTTTGCATGATGGGCTTAAAGTTTATTGTTGATGCCTGCGAAGAAGAAGAGGTTCTTGCCGAATGGAGTGAATGCACGGTACATCGCTTGGAGAGTCTGGCCAGTAGTTACAATGTCGTCGAAGACGATAATGTTAGGCTCTGTAGGCACGGTGTGAACATCGAAGATGGCGTTCATACGCTGCTTTGTGCGGCACGAGCAAGTATCTTCGCAACATGGTACTCCTAACATTTTGGAAAGGAGAATCATCGTCCGTGTGGCGAAGTTGCGCTCTTTATGGCGGCGCGGCGGTGTCGTTATCATGCACCAATTTCCTTTGTCAAGGTGTGCACCTAAGATGTCATGCAGCAAAGGTGCCAGGTTCTCGGCAAAAAACTGGGGCATCTCATCATCTGATTTGATGTCCGTCAGCGTCCGTCCATAGAGCGACTTCTGCCATAGCGTAGTGAAGAAGATACCGCTTCGGCGAGTGATGCGTACCTTGCGTGTGAAATCACAGCGTGCCTCTACCGTTTTATCCCATCCCTTCCGTTTCTTCTCGGCGAAGAGGTCGCCTTTCGGCGTTGCCTCTTTCGCTTTGATTGGTTGCATGGCTAAAGAAATGTCCGGGACGGATATGTCATTGACGAGTTCTGAGAGGTCGACTGGATCTTTCCCAAATCCCGTCAAATGAAATGAGTCTTGGAACTCTGCCTTATCATTCATTTTTTAAGGGTCTATTATTGAGCCTCCAGATCCAGAGCCTCCGGTCGTTCCCGCCCCTCCGGTTCCGGTTGTCGCTCCTATATCTATGTTACCATCCTCAGTAACAATGACACCTTTGTAGAAAGGTGCCGGACACTCGTCGGAGGCTTCGACGGCGATAGTGGTGGAAGTGGTGCCAGTTGCACCCTGTCCAAGGTCCTGCGCAACGGTGGTCTTTGTTGTCCACTTGTCCGAGCCAACGACACGATAATTGCCTTTCATGTCCTCGACAATGAACACGTTATCGTTGTTGTTCAGATAAGCTGCTGCTGCGGATGCTTCCTCGCCGACTCCCGGGTGAACGGCAGTCAGCTTGTTCAACTGGGTTTGCGAAGGGATTTCTCCCTGCGCTTCAGAAGTCAACTGTGACTTCTCTGGTAGGATGTCGATGTAATGCCACTTGGCATCAGCGACGAGCGCAAAGCTGCCGTCATAGACGGCTGACTGCACGCGTCCTTTTTCGTCGTGTGGGAGTTTAGGCCAGAGTGCGATGAGCAGTTTTGAGATGTAATATAGGCGGCGTTTGATACCTGGCAGTTCGGGTGTGCCTTGGCACCAGCCGAGAGATTTTTGGAGGTTGTTGCAGTTCATGTTAAAAGTGAAGAGTGAAGAATGAAGAGTGAAGAATCAATTTATGAAATGTAAGAGAGGGTTCAAGGAAGTTCCTTGAACCCATGAGAACTAGTCGGGAAGCTCGATGACCTTAAGGCGACGCTTGTCGATAGACTCATACTGCACGCCGAAGAACATAGTTGCGATGTACGAGAGTACGAACGGCGCAAACTCCTTTACGTCGATGGACTCTACATCGCCCATCTGGTCGTAGCCATAGAGCATGTTGTACTTCGGCGATACCTGCATGAACTTCGAGCCTTCCTTGTTGACGAGAGGGCAGAGAATCAGCTTGCCTGACGATCCCTCGACGGCTGTCTGCTGATACTGGTTGTTGTACGGTATTCCTGCATGGGTAAGCAGATAACCTTCGTTGTACTTGTCGGCGAAGTCCTGCGTGCAATAAAGGTAGCACGTTTCCTTGCGGAGGTGCGGATCGAGGGAGAAAAGAATCTTTTTGGCGATAGAGACTGCCGAAGCGGATGTAATCTGTTCGGTCAGTTTCATATAGTTACCATTCTTTGCCGATATAGTTCCGGCTGTGATTTCAGACTCTGTGATGGTGTCGAAGCCGTCGAAGAGGTCCATTGTGGTATCTCCTTCGGCGTTGCGCTTCGCTTTCCAGATAGCGTTGTTAAGATTCTCGGAGAGACCTTTGGCTATAAGGGCGAGTACGTTCTTAGCCGTAGGTGCCAGTTTCTGACCGTCGCCCTTTGTAGCTGCCACGGCTCCGAGAAGCGTTGTTATTGCGCTGTTTGGCTCGAAGTCAGCGACAACATCACCGAAGTATGTTTCAAGCGTGCGGAACTCCAGATTGAGGTCAACGTCGGTCTTCCGCTTTGGTTTATACGGTGCGAACTGTGCCGTTCCTGACATATAGCCGACGTTTTCCTTGTATCGGATGCCCGGTCTGCCTGTCATAAATTTCAGAGTTTCGTCCGCTCCGATAATAGGAAGCATGAGCAGTTCCTTTCGGTACTTGATAGCGGCGGTCTGGTAGTCTTGAAGAGTGAATTTTAGTTTTCCTGCCATGATTGAGGGACCCACCCCGTCCCTCCCTAAGGGAGGGGGAATGAAATGCTTGACGGGTTAAGTGGGTGCTGTTAGAGGTTAGTGATTATGAGAATGAAGAAAGGGTTTACGGAAGGAGGTCATAGAGGGCGCGTGCCTGGACTGCGGTGTCAACGAAGTCCTGCACTTCGGTTTTCTCAACCTTTGGAGGAGTGTGCGACTCGTCGAGCACGTTGTGAGTTTCGTCGCCCGGTTCCTTTTTCAACTTATCGATTTCTGCTTTGAGGTTGGTGATCTCTGTGTTGGCTGCTTTTAGTTTGTCGTTGGCGGACTGGAGGTCAGTAGCCGACTTGTCGGCTGCTGCCTCGATGCTGTCAAGCTGTGCGTCGGTCAGTGTAACTTTGCCTTCCGTCGATGTGAGGGCCTCACAAGCGAGGATGGCGCAAATGTGTTTGAATACCTTGTTCATAGGTGTTGAATGTTGGGTGGTAGGTGTTGATGAATTGTTTGTTGGTGAATGGTGTTGGTCGAGAGGTGATGAAGGATTGCTTTCCTCTTGGGTGGTTGCTGTGCCGGGATGGAAGAAGGCGGCGAGAGACTGGAAGAGCTTTGACAGCTTTGAGCGGTCGGAGGTCTTGCAGTCTGCCATGGTTGGAGGCAAAGGAATTCCTGCTTGGGCGAGGGCTTGCGCCATTGTGTCAGTGAGAACTGGCTTTTCGTCATCGGCTTCATCGGTAAGTTCATCGACGAAACCCCAAGCGAGAGCCTCCTTTGCCGTCAACCATCCGCCTTGTTTCATCAAGTCAAGAAGAGCCTTTGCGTCCTTCTTGCACTTGGTGGCGTACATCTCTGCGATGTTGGCATCGAGCTTATCGAGGTCTTTCTTCTGCTTTTCAACGTTGGCGATGAGCGAAGCGAGGTCGTCAGAGTTCATGCTTCCCCACTCGAAGAAGTCCATCGAGCATTTATGCACGAGGTACATGGCGCTTGCGTCCATGGTGATGACCTTCGCACCGAGTGAAGCAATGGTAGCGGCGGAAGCGTTCATGCCGACAAAGTGTGCATGAACGTTTCCGTGCCGCTTGAAGGCAGAAGAAATGCTGAGGGCGGTGGAAACCTGTCCGCCGAAGCTGTCGATAAGCACGTCAACTTCGGAGTCTTTATGTTTCCCTAGGATGTAGTCAACATAGTCGGCATCAAAATCGAAGCCGCCGACGAAGCCTTTGAGATGGAGGTGGTATTGTTTTGGCATAGGATTTTAATCTTATGCCGCAAAGGTAAGATATATTATAATGTAGTTAAAAGACATGACCCAACCCTACAGCCTCCCCAAGCCCCTCCAAATGGAGGGGATGTTGAATACAGTCTTAAAGGCTGAGAACTGCAAAATTCTGCCTTTTCTGCCTTGCGAAGAAAAAGCGGTGGAAGTCGGGTGAATTTTTAGCTAAAAATTTGCACGATAGGCACGATTTGTTATGAGTTGCACGAATAATACGAGTTTCACGATTAGACGGAACAAGGAACGAGGGCGCGGTGTGCCGTGAACGAGATCTCATACTTCAGAACTGAGCGGTCGCCATCGGGCGACCCGGTGGTGCGTGTGCGCTTGACGCTTGGATATGGCTGCTCGTACCTGCCAATTATGTATGATTGGCCTTGTACGGTAGTAGCCACGAATGCAAGCGGCTCGTCGATAGGAATGGTGTCGTCGGTGGTATAGAATGTTAGCACGGCTTTTTCAAGCTGTGCGTTGTTGTCAGGCGACATCGTGCTTTCGCACGTTGGAGTTCCGGACAACTCTACATTTGTTGTAAGCGAGTAAATGCCGACTGGCGTTCCCGATATAGCCTTTAGAGTTATATCGTGCGGTAAGAGCTTACAAGAAATGTAGGAGATGGATTTGATACCGGGAAGTGAATTGGACATTCGGGTGTTGGGTGTTAGGTGATAACGAATACTTCTGCCAAAGCTGCCATCAGCGACTTTCGTCATTTACGGCGTTCAAGTCGTTTTGATTTTTTGCTAATATTTGTAAGGTAGTTCTTGCGAAGGCGTTGGTAAATCTTGGCAATGGAGTCCCAGCATGTGCCGTCCTCGACGATGCCCCGCTGTTCCATGAACAAGTAGATTAGGTCCTTTTGCTGTTTTCCTATCTTTCCGAAGTCATGAAGATAGTCCCATAGATCCAGGTCAAAGTCGTCCTTGATTCTTGAAATCAAGGCACGTTTCCCAATGGCGGTGATATGGTTGTAGGTTCGTGGGTCGTGGCTCTTGCTGTATGGGATGCATACCGCTGTTTCGCCGTCCTGCTTCCGGTCCGGAATGCAGTTGTCGGGCAGAGGAACGGTTGCCCGTTGGAGCATCTTGCTTTCGATGCTCCCACGGCGTAAGTTAACTGGTTCTTCTCCACTGTGTCTGTGGATAAACCACTGGCGGAGGTACGAAGGTAGTTTCAGATAAATGCAGTAGTCAGACATTGGCAGTTAGATTTTTAACTGCACAAATATACGACATTTATCTGAAAATCAAAAAGAAAACAGTTTAGAATTTATGGTTGGAGGTCTTCTATACCAATTATTGCGATATTCCTATTTTTTATATCTTTAATATCGAGATAGATAACGCCTTTGTTTTTTATTTCTAAAGCTTGTAGTAAACCGTTCCATTCCGTTTTGCCTTTATATCTTTCTTCATACATTGCTTTTTGCTTCATAAGATATTTATCACATTCAGATTTAGAAGAAAATGCAATAGCTTGTGCAACTTTATAAACTCTTTTATTGTCATTAAAATAAGTAGCGGTAACAATAATAGTATCTCCTTCCCATAGGCTCCCGATGGAATCACCCGGAAATTTCCCTTTATAGATTATACTGCTTTCAGATGGGTCATAAGAATAATCAACTTGTTTAAAACCTTTTTGTACAAGTTGTTTAGAGAAGTCTGTAATATTACCAGCAATTGGAATTCCCCACAAATCAAGATGCGTTGTATTTTGGCTAAAAGCATTGAAGCATAATAATAATGCCAATGCAGTAATAACAATATGTTTCATCATTTCATTTCCTTTAAAACATTTGAAAAAACGTTCCAAACTTTAATTGTATAGTCAACCATCCAATTCAAAGATTCTTCGGTTTTTACTTCATCTGTTAAGTCTGTTTCGTGTTCAAGGGTTATGGTTTTATCTGAAGCATTAGGATTTGAATCCCAATTCATTTGAAATCCTAATTGCTTCTCAATATCAGCTTTCCTTGATTCAAGAAAAGCATAGGCTGTGGGTGCGGTCTTGTTTTCGATGTAAACTCTTATCCGTACAATATTCTTTTGAATATTGCACGTGTTGGAAATATGGATTCCCGATTTTCCGAGTGCGACATCGAACCAGTATTGTGGCCTTGGTGTATGCAGTGAATGTATTTTCTTTGTGGCTTTGAGCTTATCCCTAAACTTCGTCCAATAAGATAGTTGAATTTGGCCAGACTCAGTTGTAGAAGAAGCATGTTTGATGGCTTTGACATTAACACTTGGAGCACTTACGATATTCCATCTTGTGGATGCTGTGTCAGGTCCTACTTCCCATAATTCTAACTGAATACCATAAAAAGATATATCCTCCTGTGTTATGTCATTCAGCCAGTCAAGTGCTTTTTTATGCTCTTCCGTAATGTCGGTTGCTATCCAAACTATTGTTTTAGCATCAAGTGCGGATGCATACGTTATAGTTTTGCCTAAGTGGTCATGATTGGTTTTTTCAAGCTGGTTTTCAATAACTACAAATGTATTTGTGTTATTGTCTTTAGCTAACAAATCAGCTGAATATGGGCCAACAGATACTTCTCTGCCGACAACTTCTAAATCGAAGCCTATCTGTTCTCCTAATTCATCAATATGTTGTTCCAACCAAGGAGTAAAATCTTGGGCTTCATTTGGCCACATCTTTCTTGGGGAAATCTTTTTCTGCTTTACTAACTTCATCTTTTTAGGTTTTGTTCGTTGCAAAGTTAAGAATAAAATGTGAAAAAGGCTCCGATTGGAGCCTTTTTTTGAGAAATCTTCTAGTAATTATCTCTGAAGACGTGTCCATCGCTGAATGAGAGATCTAGTGAGAACAATTCATCGGCGAACTTCTCGTAATCGATGAACGAAGCGAGAGCGCTGCGGGCGAAGCTCGGGTAATTATCCTCGGCATACTCCCTTGCATATTCTTCCTCGCTCTTGTAATCTCCGATATAGCTGTTCTCGAAATGCTGATAGTCCTCATCGCCATAGAGCCACATGAACTCTTCATACGCCTTCTGCTTGTCCTCGCTGAGACCGAACCAGAAGATAATCTTGTCGAAGACTTCCTCTGTGATTCCGCTCTCCGTGTACCACCGCTCAGGAAAGTACATGAAATCCTGAAACATGAGCTCTGGATCCTGCTCATCCGCGTGTAGGTGATGGCAGACATCCATGAATTCCTCATAATCTGCACATGCGGTGAGATCAATCCATGCTCCGAAAATAGAGCCGCAATTGTACTTGAAGTACGTACCGACGTACAGAGCCGGGTACTCATCTTCCGGACAAAGGATGTAATCCTTGATGTCTGCCAGCTGCTGTTTGAGCCTGCGGCTATAACTGTTCTCTCTTTGAGCGGCATCCTGCTCAACTGTCATTTCTCCTTTTTTCTGCATAACTTTTAAAATTAAATTGTTAGACATAATGATTAATAATTTACACTGCATTGGAAGATTACGAGCGGCGCAACGGCAAGGAATTACGAGCAAAATTTTTGGAATACCTTATTTCGGGGTTGGAGGAGAAATAAGGAAGGTTGCTGAAAACTTTGTGTGGGAATAG